CATTTCGTTGAAACATATATGAAGCCCAATAGCGCGTGTCATTAGGAGGTCATCATGCTCTCCTATAATAGCACCATAAGCGCCGTTGGGCTTTCTCTCGTATGCAAGAAACTCATCCAAGCAGCGAGAGTCTGCTTCGACATACGCATGCTCACGCACGTACTTTACAAGGCCGCTAATAATCATGGGCTTTGTGTATGTGTTGGTATGGAAGCCATATTTGCGCGGCAGACACTGGCGTATATCCTCCTCAGACTGACGGCGTGCATACAGGTTTGGATATATCTCCTTTATCTGATTGAGAATATATTGCGATTGGTCACCGTCAACTTGGCGCTCTTTATCGTGCGTCTCAAGCGTATTACTTTCGATAACGAGCAGAGAGTCATCGTAGAAGGCAGCAATCTGCGCCGCTTTCCACGCCAAAAGGTCAATATCAATGTGGCCACGCCACTGAGCAACGACAGCAGGCTTCTCACCATCCATCATCGCTATCCTATCAAACACAACAATTACAGACCAGTCGGCCTTGTTTGAACGGCCACCGACGTCAACAACAGTCAGATAGCGGTCATTTATAACCTCGGTGTCATCGTCGTCTGCCACATCGGGTAAAGCCCACACCCACAACACGCCTTGTTTATCTTCGGCAAAGCGCAGTTCGGAGAGAGCATCTATGCCGGCATTTGAACGCCCGTAGACATCGCCGACATACAAAGGAGGCCGACACGCGGGGCGAAATTTCTCAACGAGGTATTTGTCAAATACGCAAGCACCTGAGTTGACAAAGGCCTCTATATCATCAGAGGGACACTCAGCAGCCATTGAACCATGCTCAGTGTGCTTGCTTCGCTCAACGATATACCAATTAATACCCTCGAGCGTTGCGCCCAAACCCCAAAGCCACCAAAGATACTTGCCCGGTTCTTCACGATTTGACGGAGCATTCGCATTGTTACGATTTTCGTATAGCTGTTTAGCAAATGCCAACTTCGCATTGTCATCCTCAAATGGTATGACATTCCAGTCAATATCATACCACGGCACAAACAAGCGCTTGAACTGTGAACGGGGGTTGTCGCGAGCATCAACATATTCCTTATGGAAAAAATTACCATGGCCGTTTGCCGTTGACTCATAGACAATCATCGTGCCGGGACGGTTGAGTACGCCACCGCAAGCAGAGCGCACAATATCGGCAGGCTTTTTGCCCTCAGTCTCCTTCCATATACCAACCTCAGAAAGATGCACAAGTGCATAGTCACCGCCACGGCAAGAGTCGGGGCGCTCTGCCGTGCCAATCTTTATCTTGCACTCGCGTTGAGGCACACGGAAGATAGAACCTGATTTACCCACGCCAACCATTTTAGGCTCATTTTCTGAATAGGCATCGCCCAAGCGATGCAGCATCGAAACCGGATAGTTCTTTACCATTCGGTCAAACATATCCTTGATTTCGTCAGATGCTGTACCCTGGTGTGCAATAATCAGAGAGTTTAACCCATATCGCTGAGTGAACTGCATCCACGCCATATAAAGTTGAGAGGTAGTAGAGCCACCCCACTGACGAGCCTTGAGCAGCACCAAACGAATTGGTTTGCCGGCAAGGCGAAAGCTTTCAAGCACACTGACAAACTTGCGTTGCGGGTATGACAGACGAAAAAGTATCTCAGGGTCTCCGTCGATGTTTTTATTCTTGATATATGCAAACACAGCCGCCCAAAACGGAAAATCAAAGCGACAGCGTATGCGCGTGAACTGGTCAACAACATGTGTGCGTGTCGACGCATCCGGCTCAACCTCCAATTCCTTGCGAATAAATTCATCAAGCGAACCCAGCCGTGTCAACGTCTTAACCATGGGCACGGCAAGCATGGCACGCGGCACCCATTGTCGGCGTATCGGAAAATCAGATATTTCTATAAGCACACGCTCACCCAACGAACCTTTACCCGTCACAGGATTGAACGGAGCATGAATGATAGCATTACGATGCTCATTCTCCTTGAGTATAGCATCAATAGGATTTATACTCTTGCTTTTGTTTGTTGAAGACTTCATCATAATACCCGTTTTTAATTTTGTAGATAACATCGAGAGCCGAGCGTGGCAGCATATAGAACTTCGGTGCAGGGCAGTTGACAGCCTTTGCAGTGAGGTCACGAATAGACATATCAGGATATTTAGTGCGCAGCTGCAGCACCTGTTCGTAGATAGCGGTGAACATTTCACGCTTCGTAGGGCGCATGTTTTTAGGCAAGCCACGGCCTGAGAGCATTGCTCCAATAACAATGGCAGCACGGTCTTCCGATACCCAAAAACGTGATGACGGCATATTAACAAGCGCAACACCAATATCATAAACCTTAATGTGTTTGGCGATGCCAAGTTGGTAGCGATACGCCTTAATCAATTCATCATTCCGTCTTTTTGTAAATCTTAAAATGCTTCCGTGAGGTTTCATTAAGTTAGTAATTAAGGGATTACGTACTTTAAATTTACTCATTTTGTCAGTCAGAACATAAAACGCAAACCACGTATAAATGCATTATTTTTGTCGTAAAATTAAAGTACAACCTAATACAACTTTGTTATGGCTGAAACACAGACAGTTAAGAGCAAACGCGACATTTTCGGCGAGCGGTTAAAAAAGAAATACCCCGACCGCGAGTATGCCGACGATGAAGCACTATTCGGTCAAATTAATGACGATTATGACGAATATGATAATAAGTTGAAAGGCTACAAGGATAGTGAGGACAAGTTCGCAGGAATGATTACTCAGTACCCGCAGAGCGCTCAATTTATTGCAGACATGGCCAACGGCAAAAACCCATGGGTGTCTATGGTGGAGCAGTTGGGCATTGACGGCATCACCGACATCTTTGAAAATCCCAAATACAAAGAGGAGATTGCGAAAGCTCAAGAAGACTATCTTGCTCGCAAGACCAAGAACGACGAACTTGAAGCCGAGTATTCAAAGAACCTTGGCGAGACAATCAAAATGCTCGAAGACGTACAAAAAGAAATGAGCCTCACCGACGAGCAGATTGACCAAACGTGGGATAAGCTAACTCAGATAGCCAATGACGCTATTGTAGGCAAGGCCTCACGCGAAACATTTGAAATGATCTACAAAGCCATTAATCACGACACCGACGTTGAGCAAGCTCGCGAGGAAGGCAAGATTAATGGCCGCAACGAACGCATTGTTGAGAAACTGCGCAAAGATAAAGCCTCAGACGGAGTGCCCAATCTAGCCGGCAGCAACAACGCACCTTCACGCCAGCGAGGCAACAGCATATTTGACATTGCCGAAGGAGCACGTTAAGACAAACTCTCATGGCATTGGAAGAACATATACAATTCCCTACCCAACGACCGCAAATGCCGACAACAGGCAGCGCGGGTTTGGCAACACAATGCCCCGGCGTAGCGGTGACTGTTAGCAGCGTAGCGGCGGCAAGCGGCGGCATTCACCCCGGAGCACTGATAGAGACAAATATTTACAAACCATCAAAATAATTATTTAAAATGGCAGAAGAAACTGTAAACATGGGCACAGGAGTAGCAACTACTCCAGCCCCCGGCAGTGCCGGGTTATCGACCCAAGTACCCGGTCAAGCCACCACCGTCAGCGGTGCTGCACAAGCATCCGACGGCATTCAGCCCGGCAATTTTATTGAGACTGACATTGACGATAAAATCTTTGCGTTCCAAAGCGAAGACACTGCGTTGATGTCGCTCATGCTCAAAGCCAAGAAAGTCAACGTCAGCTCTCCCGTAGTTGAACACTACATGATTGACGAGCAACGTTCAACCTTTGAGACCACGGCAGCTGTGACCGAGGGAACAAGCAACAACTTCACCCTACCCCTCTCTGCAAACGACCAAAACATCTTGCGTGACTACCACACCGTCCTTGTTAAAGACGTTGACGGTTACACAGAGGACGGTCAAACCAAAACCCCGGGCAAAGACCTCATGCTCTTTGTTACCGGTCACGACACCGTTACAGGCAACCCCGTTGTACGTGCCGTTAACGGCCCGAAAGCATCTAAGACCGATACTTTCTGCAGCACGCCCGCTATCCCCATCGGTTCAAAAATCAAACTTCTCGCAAACGCTCTCTACGAGACACAAAAAGAAGTTGACCCCGACCTCATCATCCCGCAACCCTCGCAGGTATATCTGCAAAAACGCGGCATGAACCAAGTGGTATCTGACTACTTCGACGCACAGAAAAAACGCATACCTTTTGCTCAAAGCATCATCGCCGAGCAAGCCATCCTCAACTTCAAACGTGCCGGCAACCGCACCCTTTGGGCCGGCCGCAAAGGCGCATTCCCCGTGCGTGTTCCCAAACTTGGTGAACAAATGGTTTACACTACCGAAGGTGTACGTTGGCAATTCAAACGCGAGCTTCGCCACACCGGCAAATGGACAATCGAAAAATTCATTGCCCTTGCCAAGATGTTCTACACCGGCGAGGACGTCCCCAAAACTGCCATCCTGCTTGCAGGTAAAAACCTCCTTGAGGAAATTCAGTGCATCGACTACTCGAAGCACCCCGAAATCCAAATCACCTCAACCACCAACACCGTTGGTTGGGTTGTTACACGTATCCACACCGTTTACGGTGACATCGACATCAAACGCGAGCCGACACTCGACACCCTCGGTTGGAGCAACAGCGGTGCTCTCCTCGGCGAAGACCGACTTGTGCACTACATCTACTCTAACCAACACGAGTTCAACGACCGTGTTGACGGCGAAGAGGCAACCCGCAGAGGCATCGTTATCTGGGATGCTCTCGCACTCAAAGGCTCATGCCACATCTGGATTGACGGCGAAGGCGAACCCGCTAACGCTGACAGCGTGACATACGAGATATGGGACAGCGCAGAAGCTCCTACTGATGATGACCTTGTAGACGGTTGCGTTTACTACCTCATCCAAGATTGCCCCGGCATTAGTGCAAACGCACAAAATGGTCAAATGTGGCAATACAAAGACGGCAAGTGGACTGAGTACACCGGCACAGTGACAGCAGCCTAAAAGAGCTGGACTTATTGTATTGTAGTTAATTGAGGCGATTGGCAAAGCCGTGCGAGCTGCGCCTGTCGCCTCTATTTATAAAAACAAGTATTACATATATGGAACTTAAAACATACAGCGTTGACAATCTCATGGACTGGGATGCTGAGATTGAAACAGGCAAAGCCAAAGTGAGAGTACACTTTACCGGCGGCACAGCAACGGCATACGGTGTAACCCCGGCATTGTACACAACAGGCAACCCATTCATTCAAACTGTCATTGAGCACAGCAACTACTTTAAGACAAATCGCATCAAGTTGTTGCGCACATCGGGCACTCCCGACGTAAAAGAACCGAAGGTAGCCAAACCCACAGCGCAAGCTGCACAAGCTACACCCACTGCAGCTGCAGCAGAACAGTCGAGTGAGGCAGCTCAAGAGCCGGCAAGTGAGGCAGCTGACGAAGTGGCAGACGAGCCGACCGAGATAGACGACTCGGAGGTACATACTACACCAGATGCCGTTGAGGTAACCCCCACCGAAGTTGAGGTATCATGTTTGACCGAGGCACAAGTGTACCTCAAAGAGAACTTTGGTATCGCATCGAGCAAAGTACGCAGTAAAATAGCCGCCCAAGAATACGCACGCCAAAACGGTCTTGTGTTTGTATTCCCGGCAGCAGAATAAAACACTTAGCACATGACGAAGAGCGTTGAAGACATCATAGAAGACGTGCGCGTTGCTCTAGATCAGAACAACAGCAGCACGGCCTTGTTGGCAGAAGGAGACATTGACACATTGTCGCTGAACGAAATTATCAAGTCAAAGATAGTTGAAGCCGTGCGCAGTGTGCATGCCACCGCACCATATTACATGCTTGAGCAAGGGCACAACATCCCCGTGTCAATCTGCTGGCTTGACGATGTTACCACCACAATCAACGGAGTGTCAACGACAACTGTGGGCACAGACACCGCAGGGTTTGTTTTGCTTCCCAAAGACTTTCAACGCCTTGTTGTGTTCCAACTCAGCGACTGGGAGCGCCCGGTGTACAACGCTATTTCGACCGACGACACCGAGTACGAGAAACAATTCTCACGCTTTAAAGGTTTGCGAGGCACATCGCAAAAGCCTGTGTGTGCAATAGCAGTTCGCTCAGAAGGTTTAGCGTTGGAGTTCTTCTCATGCAAGAGCCGCAACGTCACCGTCACGCGAGCCGTTTACATACCACTGGCAAGCATAGACGACAGCGGCAACGTAGACCTATCCGAGCGCTGTTATCCCGCAATAGTGTACATGGTGGCAGCACTCACACTATATGCTCTGAGCGATACCGAGCGAGGCAAAGTATTTGAAGAACTATCGAAATCTCAATTACAAGAATGAGCGATTACTTTCCCAGACAGACACTTGGCGGTGACTTATCGGTTGGACGCGATATAGACACCGGAGGTGACGCATCAATCAAAGGCACGGCAACCATCGGGCATGACCTGGTAGTGAAGGGTACGATTGACGCAGCAAATATCAAGGCAGCAAACAAAGGTTTTTTTGCCACTGCT